CCATCTGCCTCAATGTAAGGTAGTATTTCATTAAGAACTTCTATTATATTCTTATCGTTCAATTCCATTTTTAATTTGTAAGGTGATGTTGGTATGTCTTTTGCAAAGTATATAGAACTATATGGTGGCCATTCCATCATATTAAGTTCATCTATTGCCCCCATTTCCCTTATAGTTAACGGGCCAAGTATAGTGCAATCCACCACACAGGATAATGGTAAAGACCAAAGGGAATCCTATGCTAGTTCCAAAATCCGCCCATACGTTTCGTTTCTTCTGAGACCATGCCTCTGCTGGTTGTGGGACCAACAATATCATGGCCGCCAATACAGGCAGAATAAACTTATTCATTATAACAAAATAGCTCCAATAACAAATCCTTTAGCAAAAGATACACATAGCATCTGATAGTCAGTCAGATTAAATTTATCTTGGAATCTCTTTGCTAAATTCCTATCCCATTCAACTACTTTATCGAATCCTGCTTTAACTTTGTTCATCGGTTTTTCTCCATGGTTCTTTGTTTGACATATCTAACCATTTTTTAATCCAGTATATCACTTTTTTCATTTGAAATATTTATTAAGAACTTCAATCTGATCCTCATATCTAGCAATTTTATCCAACTCATCCTGAATTGCTTGAGTAACATCTGGATGATCTCCTATCCCCACAGGATGAGAGAAATAAATGAGAACATTTGCCTTATGCTTTTCAATCTCTCCTTGAGCATGCGCAAGAAGAGCCTTAACAAGAGGTTCTTGAAGACGCATCATGATGTTACAGGATTAATAGGGGGCTCTTCAGATGTAGTAACAATTTTCAATGGGGCTTGTTCAATTCTAATGGTTTGAACAGGACCAGAATTAGCAGAACTGGCTAACATTTTCTCCATATCAGCCTTAGTAACAGCACCATTTGATCCTCCATTCATCTTCATAGTACCATCACCCTTCTTAGAAGCAGTCTGAATTCCGAAGCTAGCTAAAACTCCGGTAAAAACGGAGGCAATAAAAGTTGGATCTATTTTCTGTTGTGGGATTCCAGGTACTGTCACATAATTTAATGTTAATATTCCCCCTGACCACACAAGAACGCCAAGTCGGACCATTGTTGAAATGATCGCTGCTTGTTCTGACGAATCAGGAAGAAGATTATCCTTTAATTTACCAAGTGGTCCTTTCTTTTTTTCATCACCACTTGTATTTTCATCCTCAGTTGGATCTACATTATCTGCTTTAACTTCTTTTTTTAATTCTTCTGGCATCAGTTTATAGCAGCTGCTTTTTATTTAGAAGATAAATTGCTATACCAATGCACCCCAACATAGCACCTCGTCCATTCCATTTCTCAGCCCATCTCCAATAATGATGATCCCAATTCATTATGCACCAGCCCGGGCGTAAGCAGGTTCCATTACTCGGATACCTTTACCCCCGTTTTGATCATCGTCATCATCATTATTATTACCATTAATTAATTCTACAAATGCGAATGCAATAAGTAGACCTAAAAAAGGAAAATAAGGAAATAACAAAGCCAGCTGGAGATCTGACATCTAAAAAATACCTGGAATAATTTGGCCGGTTGTGATATAAGCACCAATGGCAGCAACCCATCCAATCATTGCTAAACGACCGTTTAGGAGTTCTGCTTCTGGTCCATACTCTTTATCCATTACTTCTACCTGTGGCTCTTTGGCGAACATGTTTTGGCGTCCACCTTCTTCGGTTGTAACTACTGCGGAAGATTGAGTCATTTTTCTTATTTAGTGTAAAGAAACATTACACAATTATATATCAAATAACAATTCTTTACAAGGTATTTATACTCATATACTCACAGAAGAAAGGGGGATTAATACCCCCCATAAGATTTACTTAAGTGTTTCAACAGCTTCCAGAGATTGAAAGCGTAAATTATCAGGTAGAGGAACATATCCCAACGAATCTGCCTTCAATTGAGCATCAACACTCAACATATATCTAAACAAATCCTTCATATCATCATTTTTAGGATGCTCTGGACGTGCAAGGATCCATGAAAGTGAAACAATAGGATAAGAATTCTCACCATCAGGATTAGGATTAGACCCTCGAAGATTGTCATCTAATTCAATCTGTTCCAATCCAAAAGAAGATGTTTCCGCATCTGCTTTAACATAATTACCAGCCTTATTCTCCAATAAAGGTTGTTGGAAATTATTCTGTTTTACATAACTGTAATTAAGGTATCCAATAGTACCCGGAGTGTTCTTAATAGTTCCAGAAACACCAGCATTACCTTTAGAACCTACACCAGTCGGCCATGCAACTGATTTAGCACCTCCAATGGTCCATTCAGGGGAGAATGCTTGGAGTGATTTAGTAAACCCTGCGGTAGTACCCGATCCATCAGACCTGAATACTACTGTAATCTTACCTTCTTCGCATCCCAAATCCTTCCAATCAGAAATAGAACCATTAAATACTCTGACCAATTGAACCTGTGTTAATTTCAGATCACATCCTGGTTTATTATATGTAGGAACAATAGCACCAGCTGTCATTGGTATTTGAACAAGTGGTCCTTTCATATCAGAATCTTTAACTGGGTCATCTGATGCACCAAAATCTATGGTGTCAGCCCAGTATTGACGTACTCCTGCACCACTACCAGTTGCCTGATAGTTTATCTGAACTCCTTCTGTTTTATCACTGTAGTCTTTAAAGACCCGATGATAAAATGTTGCCGGAAATGTAGCACCTGAACCTGTTAGTCTAACATTATTAGATGATCCTCCACATGCTACTAAAGTAGATGCGAGTGCTGTGAACGCGATAAGCCTTTTCATTTAAATGGATCCGCTTAGAGCAAAGTATATATGTAGTAGTTTCCTATCGCCGCTAATCCTGAAACTACTAAAGGGGACTACCGCAGCCAGTATTTCTCTGGCACTTTATTATAGCATAAAAAAAGGGACTCGTAAAGAGTCCCCAATAGATCCTTATCTGATTTAATATCAGAAGGTGTACTTGGCGCCAATCTTACCACCCCAGTTGATGATATCATCACCATCAGTATCCTCACTTGTGATACCAGCAATCTCGCCATAGATAGCAAGATCTTCAGTAGCAGCAACGCTTACACCGACTTTACCAGAAATTTCAGTCTGGGTTTCATCAGCAGCGTCATCATGAACGAATCCAGGACCAACTTGAGCATAATAGCCAAACTGACCAGAATCAGTGGTGCCTTCAAAGCCCACATGGAGATCAGTTGTAGCTCCACTATACTCTCCATCTGGGAAACCTGCATTGGATTCTACGTTAACGTAAGGACCTGCAAGGGCAGATGTAGCTAGAAAAGGTGCAGCAACGACAGCTGCGATTGCGGATTTAAACATTTTTTTTTAGAAGTGTCTCGCAGAATAATATCTGCGGATGATAAGTCCCTCGACGTGGGACCATTTATATGACATGTAGTTGAGATTAAACTCAGACCCGGACGATCTTTCGGGGGGTCACTACGATGTTCTATTTATACTAATTATATTAACACAAGTTCAAATTATTTGTCAAGGATTTCCTTCTGAATGTGGGGGATGATAAGCATCAAAAATTTCAGTTCCCATAGGATTAGGTTCATCTGGTCCAAGTGAACTTGTAGCTGGTTTCTCTCCTTGTTGAGACATCTCTGCCAACCTTTTTTGATTTTCCATCTCCTGTTTCTTCTCTATCTCTGCTTGTGCAGCAATTTGTGCAGAATTTTCTACCGTCCTACCCAAATAAGGATTATAATCCATCATCTCATCAAGAGATAAACTAGCACTCTGTTGACTCCAATAATTAAATTGGGATTCATAATTTCCTTTATGGAAAACATCAACATGCTCTGGATGAATATCCGATCCCAAAGATATATTATATAAAAGGAGAGGAATAGAATAAGTATTACCAGAATTATAAATCAAATCATCAGCAACTGCTCTAGGTTTAACACCCTGATCAATTTTATATTTGTCATGAGGACGACAATGCAATCTAATCAACTTCTCAGCATGATGTCTAGTAATCAAATAACATGCAGTTGAGAAATCATTCACAAATCTCTTGTGAAGTCTCACATGAATGTCTCCGGTACAAATAATAGCTATCTGAACTACATCCCAATCATAAGGAATCTTTGAATAAAAATCTTGCCAAGTAAAGTTCCAGAACCTTACCAATTCTAAACTACAATCATCTTCCATAATGATTGCATATGGAGCATCACTCTCCTCATAAAACTTTTTAATAGCTTTTAAATGAGAAGTAGTACATCCAATCTCACCAGAAGACATTAGATCAGGATATCTTCCCTTAAGAATATGTCCTAAATCATCATCCCTACCATCATAGGCAGAGATTCTTTCGTAATTTTCTATCTCCCAATACTCAAACTGTTCCTCCATAAATTCTCGTCTCTCTGGATGACCATCAAGATTGAGATAATATATTGGTCCAAGATTCTTGATCTTGTATGTGGATTTATTTCTATCTCTTAACATAGTCAATGACATCTACCTCCGGTTTCCATCCTATAACTCCGCCAATCTTATCTATATTAGCAAGAGTAGTGTCCATTTCACCATCCCTTTTAGGAATGTTTACCTGATTATCTGAAATACAATCAGCAACTTCTTGAACAGAGTAGTTTTTACCACTCCCAACATTAAACACCTCACCAGCATAATCATAACCATACCCATCTCTTCTTTTCTTCATGGGCATAATAGAGGCAAGATAGTTTGCTCTACACACATCTTCGACATGCACAAAGTCCCTTCTCTGTGACCCCTCACCAACAATTGTTAATGGCTCATCATTCTCCTTCTGACGTTCAAATATCCCTATCACAGGGGCGTATTGCCCCCTCCTAGGAGACCTTGGACCAAAGACATTAAAGTATCTCAAACAAACTGTTTCCAATCCATAAAGATCATAATACATCTTACAGAACTTCTCACCAGCAACCTTAGATGCTGAATAAGGGTTGAGACAATCATCAGGTTGAGTCTCATCATTTGGATATGGATTATTACCGTATCCGGATGAGGTAGAAGAATAAACAAATCTCTTTACACCTATCTCCCTGGCAAGTTGCAACATAATGGTTGTACCAACACAGTTCTTATGGACTGTTTCAACAGGATTTTCAATAGCCGGTTGAAGTCTAGACTCTGCTGCTAAATGAAACACATAATCTATGTTCCTAGTTAGCACATTCTTCATAAACTTATAATCAGTTATATCACCCTTTACATTTATTGATTTATCATTCCAATAAAAATTATCATTATTAGCACTCTCATCATCCACCACCATAACTTGATGTCCTTTATCCAAAAGGTATTCTACAAGATGAGAGCCGATAAAACCTGCTCCCCCTGTTACCAGACTTAAACAAAAGGCCTTATCTTCCATCATACTCCCTCCAACGAACGCCAAATTTTATGCTTCAATCTAGTGGTAGAATAACCATGACTTCTACTCACAAATACTATCTCAATAGGAAGATCTACACCACAGTAACTACCATCAGCATAATCATCCCCCAAAAATCTAACATCATAGTCTTTTAGATAATCAAGAAAAGTATCTTCTGCCTGATAGACTACAATATCATCAACATACTTAATAGCCCTAAGAATTTCCTTTCTATCCTCCAGTGATTGAACTGGAACATGTTTATGAGGCCTACCCATATTAGGATTCTCATGCAATGCTATAGTTAAATGATTACAATGTTCCTTTGCTTCCTCAAACAATCTAATATATCCAGGATGAATAACATCAAATGCACCAGCCACAATACCTTTCTTAAGTGGTAAAGTCTTCTTCCAATCTTCTACATTGATACCTTTATCATCAATAAAAAGATCAGCAGTAGGTTTATGAAACATAGGTTCAAGATCATGATACTTAACACCCCACATATTCAATTGTTTAATTGTCCATTCAGTCCAATCAATACCAGATCCTCTTCCCCTTGCTGTCATAATTATAATCTTATGACCTTCATCATAAAGACGATTGACCTGCTCAACCATATAAGGAATAGGAGTTGATTCTAAGTATCCTGGTTTTAAATCAGAAGGTCTTAATGGAGTATCACAAATAGTTCCATCTAAATCAAAACAATACTTCATACCACCCCATGCAAGAAAATTTGATGAACACATTCCACCACACCATAACTCTCACTAGCAATATGATAATTCCATAACGCATGTGTTGATTCACCTCTGATAGTATTGTCAGAATTAAATCCAGTCAATACACCATAAGGAATTTTATTATCTTCACACCAATCAACACATTTTAACATATTGAGAGACTCTCCACCAGAACTAATGATAACAACTAAAGTATCTTCCTCTACATAATATTCTAAAAACTTCTGATACGCATTCACATATCCAAAATCATTGATTAACATAGTAATCATAGAAGGATCGGAAAGAATAGAAACTTTCTTCCCATGAAACTTCATATAATCCTGAGAGATATGAGAAGCAACAGAATTACTTCCACCATTACCCAAAATAATAATCCTATTATATTTTGTAAATGATTCTTGATACTTTTCAAACTCGCTTTCTATATGCGCAGTTTCTAAAGTATCAATATACTCTTTAAATGGGTTCATACTATCATTCCAGATACACCACTAGGATTGACGTTTATTCTAACAGATTCATAAGGAATTTTCAAGGTATCCTTTTCAGAAAATGTTAGAAAGAATCCACCATTACCAGCACCTACCAATCTATGGGCTAATACAGTTTCATTCTCTTCGAGAATACTATCCATCTCTTTAATAGTTGAATTCTCCATAATAGAAGAAGAAGTTAACTTCTTCTGTTTCCAACTCTGTCTCATCAACTCTATAAAATATTCAT